TAGGGAGCCGAAGCTCCCCACAGTTTATAATTTAGTCAGAATCAGCAACACTTAATGCTGTTCCATCACTAACATCTACTACACCACTAGCATTGCTTAATACAACAACTAGGGAAGCTGTAGGTGTGTTAGAGTCGTGAACATAAATAAGATCACCAACTTTTACTTCATCAGAAACACTATTGAAGTAAGCAGCTGTATTCATCGTGGCTAAGCTGTCAGTAGTGGTATAGCTCCACATTTGTGGTGCAGTACCTCTTTTGCTCATACCGCCGATTGGATTCCAACCATCTCTTGAAAATGCCATAATTTACCTCCTAAGACTCACGACAAGTTACTTTTATTAGTCCCGCAGTATCAATCGCAACGGCTCCGGCCGCGTAATGAGCTGAAATAAGGTGTGAAGTTTTTTCAGGCACATAGTTGACTTCTACTTTAGGGGCCACGTTTACGCCACATCCAATGGCTGATTTGTGATAGAAAAAAGTATTTCTATCGTTTGAGCCATCTTTAGCTAGTCCGCCTTCATCACGATCTCCCACAATGTGAAATTGGAATCCCATCATTGTAGAAATTTGACCTTGAACGAGAGCGCGAATTTGTTGGAAATCTCCTGAAATTGCTCTTTCGTCACCAAGTAAACCAGCTAGGTTGTTAGCGTGAATCACAGCGTGTCTATCTGATGGTGGAACATTAGCAGCGTCCATAGCTTTTTTAGCTGCAATAATTTTTCCGACATTCAAATCTGAAGCACCGGCTGAACCCGAAGTCACGACCGTGTTGGCAATCGTGGATCCCGGTGAAGCTGCTTCCATAACGTCTATGATTATCTGATCTTCTCTTCTAGCGATAGCTTTACCTACGACTTGAGCCAATTCTTGACGCTCGTCAAAGTTAACTTTCGCTTGATTAAAGACGTCACTATATTCCGCCGCAATATAATCGGTCATTGTGGCTGTGACTTGTGAGAAATCTGTGTTTAATGGAACTACATCTGTTTGTGGTGTTCTTACTGAAGCAATACCTTTTCCAACTTTTGGAAACTTAACAGTTGATCCCGTAACATTAGACCTCATTCTCACACTATTTCTTAATACGGCATCACCTTGGTAGGCTTGTTTGACTTCTGCCTCAAACAAAGTGATAAACGCATTGGATAGTCCTGTGGACATAATTATCTCCTTTATTAAAAGAATGAATATTAAATTTTAATCGCTTTGGTTATTGAATCAAATATTCAGCCATTGCATTAGCCAAACCCGCCCTTGAAATAGGGTTATGAATTTACTTACATATTAAGGTATTTTTACTAAAAATACAATTATTTTTTAGCACGATTATATGAACGAGATACAACTTTTAAATTTTTTCTTGTATTATTCTTTGGATTACCATCCTTGTGATCAATATCTTTACCATCACCTTTACGCACTAATCCTTTTTTCATTAATACACGCCTAGCTTTATTACGACTTGCTCTATCAAGTTTTTGTGAGCTAGATGATTGAAATTTTTTGTATTCGTCTTTATAATTTCGCATTTAAAAAATTACATATAACAAAGTTGAAACAATTAAATAAGTAATCATCCCGGAAATGCCTCCTGAAATTTACGTTCTACATCCCGCGTAAAACGCATATCGTTACCATAACGTGGATCAGCAACAAGTGCTTGTAATTCATCTTTATCTAGTTGCGCACCTTCAACGGGTGTTGTTGTTATTTCTTTCTCACCCATCATTTGCCTAAACTTACCGAGTAGTCTTATACCTTCAGCTGTACCACCCCAATTTTCTAGCTCCTTATAATCATCATCAGTAAGAACACCTTTTGACACTAAGCCTTTGCCCCATTGTATAGTGCCATCAATAATATTATCAGCGTTATTACCTAATTTTTGTTTTTCATCTTTAATAAAATCTTCTTCACTTTGTTGCTCTTGTTCATTCATATCAACGTAAGCATTTGCTAATTTTTCAAAAGATGATTGAGGAATATTATTTTCTTTTGCCCATTGAGTAAAGTTAGTTAATAAAGGATCATCATCTGTTATACCTCTTTCTTTAAGGCCTTCAATATCATAATTATCAGGAGCTTTATAATCACCATTGTGAAATCTTTTTTCTAATTCACCATATGCTTTTGCTAATCCTTCTACATCCGGCCCATCGTTTTCATCCCAAAATTTACCGGGAAAATTATCAGGTTTAGTAAATTCAACATTTTCAAGATCATCACCTTCAGGAACTTGTTCTTGTATTCCCGTTGGCATACCCTCATCTTTTTGCGCAGTTTCTTGTTGCGTTGGATTTGTTATCGCGTCACTTTGTTCTTGTTGTTGTTCTTGTGGTTCAATTTGTTGAGTTTCATTCTCTGTCATAATTTGCCCTTCTTATTCTAATTAATATTTCTCTTACGAGATTACATTGGCCTTCTCTAAAATACCCATACGAATGTTCATATCCCGGTGTCCAAGTCGGTATATCTAAATAGGTTTTTTTAAGATGAACCAATAATTTTTTTCCATCCTCCGTAGAAAAAACTCTTTGATATAATTTATCTAGCTCCGTAGGTTCAATTAACGCATTTGGATTTGGTGTTGCGTCTAATCCATCCCAACCGGGACTATTTATGTTTTTTGTTTCTTTTTCTGTTACTTTCATTGTTCCCTTCTATGTTATGTCCCCACGTTGGCGTTAGCTGCCATTGGGCGTTATATATATTTGGATCATACCCTCCATAATTAAATCTATCTTTTTTCATTTTTTTAACTTTTGTTTTAAAAACGGATTAAGCATTAAATGGTATTGTTGCATTTCTAATGGTAACATATCAAATTCTTTTTTAGTTAGTTGGCGTTGCATTTGGATCCTCGGCTGGTTGTTGTGGAGCTTGTTGAGCTTGTGCTTGTTGAGCAGCTGCCATCATCTGTTGTTCCATCATTTGTTGCATTTGTTCTCTTTCTTCCATAGTAGTCCTTAGTTCAGCTGGCACCCCCATTGCATCTGCACAGAAATCAGCAATAGATTCCATTTTTATCGTCATTTGTCCCGTTGGGCCAAGTGAATTAGCAATCTGCATATATTGTAACACTTGATTAACTTTTTCCATATTAGTTGCCATTGCTAACGGAGCTAATGGCTGTATTTTTACTTCTAATCCATTTACCTTTAATGGTAAAGATATCATTCCTAATTGATCCATAACTTCTAAAGTTCTTCTTATTACCGGATACATAGTTTCATTAATTAAACGACCAAATGCTGCACCTAAATTTTGTGACAATTCTTTCATTCTTTCAGCAACTTCTAAAGCTGTACGCGCTGACATATTTGTTGGTGGTAAAGATTCATCTAATAATATTTTTTTTATATTGACTCTTAAATCCTGAGCTACAATTTGTGATAATTGTGGATCACCGGAACGTGGTAAAGGTTGTAAATCTGCCCCTCTAGGCCCACCATTGCTTGATACCGGTATAATTGCACCCGGAACTAGATTTATAGAATTAGGATTTACAACGCCACTATCAACAGCTGTATATACTCCGGCAATAGTTAATGACGCATTCTTTAACGTAAGCTCTATAGTTCTGTTTAATGTTTTTATATCAGGTAACGCGGTTAGTACCGGGCCACGTCCGTAGCGTTCATTAGCCACTTTCATATATCTTGCAATAACCCAAGGAAATGAATTTAGTTCGCGGTGGACTAACTCGTGTTTACCTGACAAGTCTATTATCTGATAATGATACTTACCATTGCTTTTATCGTAATAAGTACCTTCTATTAATTCTATAATCTCACTTTCTCTATTTTGATACGATTGTGCAATTTCTTGCGGTATTTTTATATCTGTAAATTCTCTATCTAATACACCATATGGTTTTTTTAAACGTCTATAAACTTTATCAACAGATCCAAACGGGCCTTCTTCAAAAGCAATCATAAATGTCGGAACAGCTGTATATCGTATTGGCGTAATTTCATCTCCCGGCTGTACAAGCATAACAGCAGTACCAATAGCAAGTTCTAATAAAAATTCTCCCATACTTTGGTCAAAATTAGATTGACGCATTACATCAAACATACGATCAGCGTAACCATCTAAAATTTGTTGTGTTTCTATTTTTCGCTCTCTCGGTATTTGTGTTCCGGGAACAAGCCGACACCATTTACTTTGCGGAGGAAATAAACCCGATTGTAATCGGTTAGCAAATTTTTGTGTCGAATCAATAGCCGTAGAATCAAAAACACGACTCATTTTATCTTGCCCCGGAACATCACTTTCTCCATACCCCGTATATAAATTCCTTTGTGGTAGACAGTACCTGAATGCGTCCTCATAAATAGAACGCCATTGTTCTTTATGACTATGCGCTTTTTGGTATTTTTCTTTTAACTGTTCAGGTTTTAATTTAGCCATTATTTGCCTACTTCTTTCATAGTTTTATCGTGAGCCGCAGAAAAGGACATTCCTTTTTTCATAAGTATTCTCATAGTACGCATATGTTTTTTTGTATGGTGAACTTTGTGTTTATTTAATGTTTTTTCTTGTTCTTTTGTTATAGCCATTATCCTTGTTTCCTTTTCATAAGTGATCTTCTTTTAATGTTTGGTTGTCGGATAGATGTTTTTTGTGATGAGCCAAAAGCAACTGTACCTGATTTCATTTTACTCTTAACATCATTTTTAAAACTTTCAAAAAATTTTTGATATCCTGATCCACCATTAGCATACAAAATAGCTTTGCCTAATGGCATTCTTTCATATAGCATTCTAAAACCTTTATCTGCTTTTTTTATATAATCTTCGTATGAATCCTTAATTATTTTTGTCATTATGATTTTTTATGTTTGTTTGCAAAGTTACGAGCTGATTCTTCATTTCTAAATCCCCACGCACGAAGAGCTAACGCTTTGCGTGATGGCGTTCCGTCAGGTTT